ACTTCCGCAAACTGGGGATTGCCTAAATCAGAATGCCCGTTTGGGCTATGTGTAATCCGTCAAAGTACAGTTTACAAGGGACTACACAGGGTAGGTATCTGACGGGAGGGGTGCCGCCAGTCAGATTTTCCATGTGATGTTCAAGCTGTCGCTTGTGGCGGCTATGGTGGTGATCATCAAATCCACCACACGCCGCTTGTCATCAAAAGATACATTCTCCCAGGTATCGAGGTAGCCGGAAATCTGGCTGACCTGTTCCGGGCTAATGGCTTCCACCGTCAGTTCCGCTATCCTCGCCAGAAGTTCCTGCTTGCGCCCGTCCAGTTCCGCTATCTTCACATTCACATAGGAGAGCAGGACATTGTTTGCGCCCGTCAGACTGTCCACCAGTTTTTCAATCTCGCTGTCCACATGGACAAGCTCCACTTGCAGTGCTGCAATTTTCGGGTTTGCCTTTGCCGCTTTCTTTCTGCCTGTCAGCGTCTTGTAGCTTGCCAGCTTCTTTACCATCTGCTGATAAACAACCGCTTCCAGTTCCGAAGTGATGATTTTCCCACACCCGGCACAGCTCTTGTTATCCAGCCGTTTTGTGCAGCGGAGATATTGCTTTCCCACAGGATTGTTAATGCTCATAAGCGCATATCCGCAATTCCCGCATTTGATTTTTCCCGCCAGCCATGTGTGGGTGGCTTTCCGGGCAGACTGGATTTTCATGTTGTTCATCAGCTTCTTCCGGCAGGGCAGCCAGATGTCGGAGGGGACAATGCCCTCATGGGGAGCCAGTACCAGCATTTGGTCTTTCAAGTCGTTCTTTTTGCTGGGCTTCACATCTCGCCCTTGATACAGATAGCAGCCATTCATGCCGGTAAAATCGGCAGCGTCATTGACAATGATTGTCCCTTGACTTTTGAAAAACTCGTACACATCAAGGTCTGCCTGCACATAGACAGGATTGCGTAACATCTGCGCCAGCGTGGGGCGTATCAGCTCTTTGCCATGGAACAAAATCCCCTGTTCCGCAAAGTACCGGGTAATGTCCCCATAGGAGGTAGTGGGCTGGGCGTACATCTCAAACATCAGCCGGATATTTGCCGCTTCGTCCGGGCTTACCACCAGCTTCTTTGTGTTGATACCGTCCATCTTGATAGGCTCCGTATGGAAGCCGTAAGGGGCTTTCCCGCCCATCTTAAAGCCCCGCTGACTGCGGGAGTAGTAAGCGTCCGTTACCCGCTTCTGTATCGTTTCCCGTTCAAGCTGGGCGAACACGATACAGATATTCAGCATGGCCCGTCCCATCGGCGTGGAGGTATCAAACTTTTCCGTAGAGGACACAAACTCCACATTGTACTGCTGGAACAGCTCCATCATGTTGGCAAAGTCCAGAATGGAACGGCTGATACGGTCGAGCTTGTAAACCACGACCTTTGCAATCAGCCCCCGCTTGATGTCCCGCACCAGTTCTTGAAACTTCGGACGGTCTGTGTTCTTGCCGCTGTACCCTTTGTCTGTGTATTCCTTGCAGTTACCGCCTTTCAACTCGTATTTGCAAAATTCAATCTGGCTTTCAATGGAAATGCTGTCCTTTTTGTCTACCGATTGTCTTGCATAGATTGCGTCTATTCGATTGTTCATATTGTCGCTCATTTTCTTAAAAAAGAAACGGAGCTGCTGACAGTTTTATTATACCGCCAGCAACCCCGCAAATCAACGATGGCTTCGGAAAATCTTATGCCCCGGCTTCCTCACTCTGCCGTTTGTCGGCATACTTGCGGAACACCTCATAAAGCTGCTGTTCCAGCTCCCGGCGTTTTGCCGCTTCCTGCTCCGGCGTGAACACCGGGGAGAGATTTTCCAGCGTGATTTCCTTTCCCTGAAAAGTCACGACTTCGGTTTCTTTCTTGTATCTGATATGCTCCATAGTACCTCCGTATTTAATTTTCAACGAATCATGAAAGGTTATCACAGCCCCTAATGAAAATAGGGTATTGGCTCCGCTACTTTTCTTATGCTTGCTTTTGCCGTAGAATCGGATTAGGCAGGATAAAGTTTGACCGCACATTGGTGGATCTGCACCCCGTTTGTTCAACGTAAACGCTTTACCCTTGAGCACAGCATATTGTGGCAATCTTTATGGTTAGCACGCGTAGCAAAGTCCGTATTATCTCGGGTAAATCTCCTGCCATCTTTGGAAAGGAGCTTGTACTTATGAAAGACCTGTTAGAAATTTCCTGCGGCCTTGACGTTCACAAAGATAAGATTGTTGCTTGCATCTTATCCGGCCCCATTGGCAAAACCACTGTCTCTGAAATTCGTGAATTTACCACTCTTATCCCTGATATGGCTGCTCTACGCGACTGGATTGTTTCCTGTAACTGCCATCATGTCGCTATGGAAAGCACTGGCATTTACTGGCAGCCTATTTATGAAATCCTTGAAGATGCTTATTCTGGTGATATCACTCTGCTTGTTGTTAATGCCAGACACATGAAAAATGTTCCGGGTAAGAAAACTGATATGCGTGATTCGGAATGGATTGCTACTCTTTTACGCGCAGGACTTCTCAATGGCAGTTTCATTCCGGATAAGCAGATCCGTGAATTTCGGTATCTGAATCGGTATCGCAAGAGTATCATCCGTGATATCACTTCCCAGAAAAACCGGGTCGAAAAATTCCTTCAAAGTTCCGGTTTCCGTTTATCCACTTTTATTTCAGATATATTTGGTGCCTCCGGCAGAAACATCATTTGTCATCTGATCCAGCATGGCTGTATCGATAGGGAATCTCTTGATTCCTGTCTGAAAACCAAAACCCGCAATCACATCAATGAAATTCTTGTGGCTGTGAACGGAACTCTTTCCCAAATCCAGCAGGATTTTCTGGAAATGCTAATGGATCATTATGACTCCCTCAAATCACATCTGGCAGAAATTGAAACCGCATTAGAAGAAGCAATGGCACCTTTTTCCCTTCATATTGAACAGTTAACCAGCATCTATGGAATCAACACCACTGCCTCCTGTGCAATCATTGCTGAAATTGGCACAGATATGAGCTATTTCAAAACTGCAGAGCACATATGTTCCTGGGCTGGTTTATGTCCGGGTAATAATGAAAGTGCCGGGAAACGCAAAAGCACCTCTATCACCAAAGGCAATCCTTATATAAAAAGTATGCTTTGTGAAATTGCCTGGGTCATTGCTGGAAAGCGTAATACCTATCTTTCCGCATGGTACTGGAGAATCAAGCAAAAGAAAGGGGCTAAAAAAGCCATAGTTGCGCTCGCACGCAAACTTCTGGTCATCATCTATACCATGCTGAAGCAAGGTACACTTTTTGATGAGAACTGCTTTGAAACGCGCCGTAAAAACTGTGAACAAAAACAGGTATCCCATTACATTCGTGAACTTGAAAAACGAGGTTATCATATTGAAGCCTCCGCCTGATGATTCATTATGGACAGGCAGCTATTTAGCTGCTCTATTTGTCGTGTCTTCATGATTGTTGAAAACATTTGTTGTCAATGTGCGGGTATCGCTACGAGGTATTTATTTTCGTAGCAATGTGCAAAAATACCTATAACTCATACTCGGGATAAACTTTTTCCCAGACATCTCGATAATATGTGTTGATGGTGCCATAATTAGCGTCGAATATCTTCTTTACCTCATATCCCATAGCTTCGCCAGTGCCTGACTTTTGAAATGTATTCTGGTTGCGCTCACGCCATTTCCATTACAAAAGCGAGTGGATTCGAACCACATATGCAGAACTCGTATCGTCATACGAATGGGAAGTATAGGTTCCGACCCTATCTCTCCTGCTCCAAGCAGGCGCTTTCACCAGATTAGCTTACTTCCCAGTATAAATCCCTTGTTCCGTACAAGGTCGAAGTTTCATTAACTTCCGTCGTAAACGCCATTTTGTTTCACTACCGTTTATTACAGAGTCGTTTGAAAACAAGAAAAGGTCAACACATCTCTCAGGGGATTATCGGATTCGAACCGATGTACATAGGTTAACAGCCTATCGCTATACCTCTCAGCTAAATCCCCGCAACGGGCCTGCGCCCGTTAGCAACATTTTTTATCGCGCCATGCGTTTGCGCTATGGAGTTTTCTCTGAATTCCAAATAAAGATTAAGTATCGTCCTTACTCCCAACTTTTAACGTGCGTATAGCTATCTTGGCCATTCCACGGCATACGCAAGGCCGGACATTTCTGTAACAATTTTTGATTAACCTATTTATGGGGAAGGTTCAAAGAAATTGCCAAACAAAATCATACCCGATTCCTGCGGTGTGGAGTCGAACCACATACTCCCGGATTACGTCCGTAGCACTTCCATTTATGCTATCACGCAGGTATTATCCAGATAATAACGGTCTTTCCCGCCGTCAAGAGGGAATAGTCCCACACAGCTCACCCTCTTATGGTCTGCTTCCTGTAAGTCGCCACCGTCCTTCATCCACGGAGTCCGGGATGTCGCTCTTTCAGACCTCTTCCACTCTTGTCCAGCTACCTCGCAAAACTGGACGGACAATTTCTTCTCACCCGCAGGCTTTTCCCCTTGCCTTATCGGTTCACATGCAAAATTGCCACTGGTGTTTATGGGGAAAATCTTAGCAAGGTTGTTTCTGGAACCCCCATACAGGTGACACGTCTGACAACTATGCATCAGCTATCTCAATCTGGAAATAACCGGAACATATACTGTACGGACTTACTGTTCCAAACCCTCACGGCAGATTCGCTCTGCCTTAACAGCAAACAGCTATGAGGGGGAGATTCTAAATGTCAAAGATTCCGCACTTCCAGCATAATGCGGAGCGCCAAGTGAAGGAGTCGAACCTTCTAGCCTTTTATAGCCTACGGTTTTCAAAACCGCTTCCCACCGTTAGGATACTTGGCTTAACGAATCCAGTAACTATACCAGATTCGTATTTTAGATTGGGTTTTTGCATTCTTGCGGGTTTTTCAGCAGTTTACCGCATGACTACACTGCCTTTGGCCCCGATGCGCCAGATAATGTTTCTTGGGATTCCACATTATTATCCGCATTATCTAGTTGCACCATGGGCAATATCTACTCTGGATGCCTCGACCGCTCGCAAGGGTAAGGAATCCCATACTTACCGGCTTGATTCGGTCTTATTGCCTGCTTTACAGGACTTTTGCTTATGAATTTAACCCACTCCCATGTGAGGAACAGGATAATTCCGAAATAGGTAAAAATCATTTATCCCTCCAACCATCTATTATCCAGATAAAAGAATCCGAACACTGCTCCGCCGGTTAAAACAATCCAGACTGCCCAGAATATCCAAATACCAATTCCCGAAGTCAAATGCTCCACCGTTGAATCAATATTTCTGTCAGAATAAAACTGCGAACCGTCTTTTATCGTTCCATCTCGCAAATCTGTATATACAGTGCCAGTATATTTCAGCTGACAGCCATAGTATACAAACCTAACGAATCCAGATTCATGTATTGTGTCTATGTAATCCGTTCCAGGCATATCCACTTTGGAATAATCCATTTCAATGCCGCAGAATCTGATTTTCTGGCTATGGATTTCTTCACTCCCGGCATAATCCCATTCCCAGTATGTCTCTATTCGTGTTTGTGTCTTGCCATTGGAGTCCGTATATGTAACTGTTCGGGTGTGCATATTATAATGCTCCTCAACCTTCTCCACATACAGGTAGTCCCCACCGATTTCTGGATATGTAACGGCATCAACAGCTTCCAATTCGCCGTATACAAATGCATTACCAATATTCGTATCCATCCCATATTGGAACATTTCAGTATCGGTTATCTTCGCCGCCTTATAATATTCAGCATTGTGGTCAATCTGGATATTTTCAATCTTTCCGACAATCACAAAACCAATAAGGAGCATTGCAGCCACGATGGAAATACTGGCAAGAACCTCTCTTTTCGTGATTTCCATGTTATTCATACCTTTAATCCCCAGGCTCTCGCTTGCAATTTGTACCGGAACTGATTATCCTCCAAAAAGTTCAGTTTCTCTTTCAATGCCTGCTTTACAATATCATTAAATGGTTTCTCCATTTCTGACTTTATCATGTCGATTTCTCGCTGATGGTCAGCAATAATATCAAGAATGTTATTTTCGTTGTACATGGCTTCCTCCGCTATTCAAACAAATTCGTTGGTGCGTCAACAGGTGCTCCGTAATCAAGCCGCTGATAATCCTGTACCTGATAGCCTGTCCATGACAGGAATATTCTCGCCGGGAATCCTTTTACATATCGGTTATATGTACCAACTTGCTTGTTGTAATTCTCCCGGTATTGGGAAAGCAGATTCTCTGTTGTCGCAAGTTCAGTCATAAGCTGCTTATAGTTCCCGTCGCTTTTCAGTTCTGGATATGCCTCCGCGACCGCCGTAATCGCCGTAGTCACATTCTCAATATCGCCGGCAGTTCCTCTGCCGTCCACAATGGCCTGTAGCGTCTCTGCCTCATGCTTGTCATACTGCTTTACACAGTCAACCAGATTCGGCAGCTTGTCCATTCTAGCTTTCTCCTGAACCTTAATATCTGACATTGCCGTTTCAATGGATTCCTCTAAGCCAATCGCCTTATTTTGACTGCTCTGCACTCCAAACACGCACATTGCCGCAAAGCAGATAATGCCAATCAGCGCAATAACAATTACTTTCCAATTTTTCATTTTGATTTACCTCCAGAAACTTGAAATCATTTTAGCCGCTATACATCCTATTGAGGCGATAGTACTTCCGACTACAGACGCAAATAAACACTTTAAAATAGTTATTCCTATAAGTGTCCCAGATAAAGTACCTAAGTCAAATGCCTTACAAGCCCCATAATCGGCTGTACAAACATTAACCAACCGCCTACATATAAACCACATATAATACTTACTGTTGCTATAATAAATGCTATAATATGTTTCATCGTCTATCCTCTCTAACAATTATTCCGACAATGATATGCTCCGAACACCATGAAATTGATTTCTTTTTCATCGAATCCGAGTCGATCCAGTCTACGAACTATGGAATACTTCTCCTTTGTCGAAAGTTTCCAGAAATTCTCCCGGAGTTTACTAAGGCATCCGGCACACTTCCTTACTCCCCCTAACAATTTTTCAAATATCAATTTGATTTTGTTCAAAATCCGCTTAAACTCTACAACCATCATATTGCCGGATTCATTGATACATTTTTTCTGTGATTCTGTCATGCATATGTACACCCTCTACTACCTCCACCAAATCAATCCAGCACTTGCCAGAAAGAGAAATATCATCACGGAAAATCCAACAAAAGAAGCGATATCCCTAATATTCTTCCACAGGAACCATCCCGTGATTGCCGCCATAATAATATCTCCGCAGGTCACAATCAACTCAATTACTTCCATGGTCATCCTCCAATCCGATAATGCGGTTCAAAATTTCTTCCGCCAAATGCTTCGCCCCATATTCAGCGCGAATTTCAGATGCTCCATCGCCGACATAATGCTCCTTTGGTTTCAGAACACTGAAAATACTTGCCACAAAGCCATCGTACAAATCTCCCTGTTTCAGAAGCTCATCCCGAACCGTTACGATTGATTCCTGTAAGTCTGAATTAACCGTGAGCTTTATTTCGTCTTTATCAATACATGCGCATGACATCTTAGCACCCCCTATTTCAAATCATCCATTGAAAGCACAATCCCCCGGCAATACGGCTCTCCATCCTCGTACACCATGAATGTCTCATGTGGAATGTCCGTTTTGTACGTCCATGGAATCACGTTTCCATTCTCGTCCAGAGCTTCCTTGCCACACCAGATAGCTTCAATGCAGTTCGGGAAAACTGATTTATCATCTTCGCCATTCCAGACAGCCTTTTGGGAGAAAAAGACTTTTCCACCATCAAAACAACCGCCCTCATCATCCATGGCACCGTCAAACTCCATCAAATCGTCGGAAGCGCCGGTAATAATGACCCCCCCCCCCTTATCTTTTGCCTGTTGGATTTCCTGCTTCGTAAACATACAGCAATCATATTCTCTGCCATTAAGTATCCTAGCAAATTCTTTCATAGTCATATCTAACACCTACTGCCTTTCTCCTCGCAATCCATACAGTCATCGTCAAAACCGACCTCCAGGCCGTAGTTCTCGCTATCCTCGTTGTTGCAGACCCACTCACCATCTATGTACCGTCGATATTCGCATTTTCCGCACATGCCCGTTTCCTCCCGAAATAATCATCTAATAAAATCTCATACATTTTAACGTCATAGAACTGACCGTCAATCAACTTCACCTGCTGTCTCTGGATGCCAATAATACGACCTCCATAGCGCGCAATCATCCAGTCATAGGTTTTCTCAATCGGATTGCCGATGACAACAACGAATACCAGTTTCCTGAAATGGAACTTCTCAAAAATATCCCGAAGAGCCTGTCCTGCATCCATTCCGAATGTTGCTTTATTGTCCGTAAAGTTTATAATGTTCAATCCATCCACGACACCACTTGACCTATTTATTTCATAGCCTATGTATCCGATTACCTCGCCGGATGAATCCAGCGAAACAAATTGATGTTTGCTCCAAGTGGAATCAGTAATCTCCATATCTTCGTAATAACTCGTGAAATTCCAGAATTTATATTTATCGTGGAACCATATTGACCTGAAACACTTCTGCAGCTCTTCTGCGTTATTAATCGCTAAATCTAACATGATTACGCCTCCCTGTATGGCACATGATACTTCGTCTTATTTACCGATTTATCGTCGATATACACATCTGCAAAAATCTTCCGGCAGTCATTCCCATGCCACTCAATCATCTCTAGTAGATTCTCGTTAACCGCATCGAATGCCAGTCCATGTTCCCTGCACCAGTCAACCGCCACTAGAAGCCGCTCTCCTTCACGGCAAGTCCAGAGAATGATTTTATTGCCCTGCCTACGGCGCTTTTTCAAATGCTCAATAAGTACCAGATTCGGTGCGCCGATTCCAGGGTATACACTTTCACATAATGTCTTTTTATTGAATATCCTCATGGCACTGTCCTTTCAAGAAAGCCTTTTTTATTTTTTTGAAAAATTTTGAAGTGGTATTTCCCTACAATGCTTTCTTTATGGCAGATACAGATTCCATCTTTCCACAGATAACCTTTTGAATCTGACGAAACTATATCTCCATGGTTTACTCTTACCATCTTGTTGCCATCTTCATTGTATTTGGGAAATCCTCTTGTGCTGAATCCCTCTGTCTTACAGATATACTGTTCTCGGTTATTAGCCATATGGGTATCCTCCTAGCCGGAAGGCCTTTTTATTTTTTCAAAATTTTGAAATCTGGCTTTCCGTCAGAATATAATTTCAATCGGTCCACCAAATTTTTTCTCAATCTCATCCAGGGTGATTTTCCTTGGTTTCGGAATTTTGACATCAGTTTTTATCTTTTCACCATCATCCGATTTAGCTGTTGCGCTTCCCTCAAAGCCGTCATCCTCTTCATCAGCATATATCCGCAACATGCTGTACCCGTGGGACCGGCAGAAACGCAATGCAGATTCCAGAATAAGATTCAGTTCCCTATCCTCATCCCCAAACAACTCTGAATACCATACGGAAGATTGATAGTCTGTATCTTGCAGAACACGCACTACCTTTAAAGGAAATCCTATAAACCGATAGATACGCTCTCCAACCATGGCCTTCAATCCTTTTGGCAGCGAATATCCTTGAGATACAGCAATCCTCAATAGTTTCTCACTCTCTTTGTCATTCAGCGTTATTACACACTTATTTGATAAATCTACCATGTTCTCCTCACATTCTGTGTCTTGCCTTACATGGAAAGCCTTTTTGTTTTTTTGAGTACTTTGGCAGGTAACTAGACGCCCCACTGCTTCTCCTACAGACCCCCACCCGGCATGTATTCACACCATTCTGTTATTATCTGACTACTTGCGAAATTGTTCGTTATATTCTTCCGTAATCTTGTAAAAACGGGTCAACTATTCGCATAATACCTAATTTAGCGAATAGTTAAATCTGGAGAAATCCGCTCAATCCCGCATAAAAACGTTGTTTATTGGCATTTACACAATTAAAGTCAAATTGTACAGAATTGTGTCTCTCGCTTAACATCGGAATTGTCAGACATTGCAACAAGTTTTTACGGCCCTCAATCCGGCAAATCCTCCATGCTCCCGGGCAATGATTCTGTTGCTTTTACCCTGGTCAGTATCTCGTCCCGGCTGAATTCTGGCCTGTCTGACCGCCCATCGCTCTGGATAATCTGAATATTATCACGATAACCATAGTTAGCTTTTAGGGCAAACATGCAACCAATGTTGCCGGTCTGGATGACCTCATCGTACAAGCTTGACTCACATTCAGCCTTCCATTTTTGCGCCGATTCGGAGTGTCCAGAGGCTACTCTGCCGCTATATTCGCCCCTATCCCAGCTATTCATAGTGTCAGGATGTATACCAATCATAATACAATATCGCATTAAAGTAGGTTTAATCCTACAAGTACAGCAGATAACAGTATAGATATCCCAAAGTATATTTAACTCTTTAATATTATCTATATCAGCTTTATATTTACGTTTTACATCCTTTAACAGCTCTGTTAAACCCTGCGACGAACATAGATTAATATTGGGGTGACGAGATATAAAGTCATTACAGATAGTCATGATAGTAGCAGTAATAAACTCTATATACTCTCTTTCTGATTGCTCTTTATCATCTGTATCCAGCTCTATAACAAAATTGTCTATGGTGTAATTATTATCTTTATTAGCCATATCTGTATATCTCCTTTTCTGGTCTATATATAACCTTTTATCCCTATATATGGGAGCTATATAATATATATCT